TAGATGTTGTCGTTGCAGCAGTTGTTGTTGCTGCTTCTACAACTTGTAATATTTTACCACCACCACCCGGCAAGTTAGTTAAGTTAGCACCACTAATCGCTGGAAGCGTTGCTGGGAATCTTGCATCTGGTACAGTCCCACTTGTTAAAGCTGTTGCGTTTAAATTTGTTAAAGCTGATCCACTAGCTATTGGAAGAGTTGCTGGAAAACGTGCGCCGGGCACAGTTCCACTTGTTAAATTAGTTGCATTTAAATTTGTAAGGTCAGCTGAAAATCCTGTAGCTGTACCATTGTTTGTAATTGCTGCACCAGAGTCGATAATAATACTACCACCAGACTTAACATTGATTGCTCCACCTGAAGTTACATTCTGTGTACCTGATTGAGTAAAAGTAGTACCGGCTGGATACTCTACAGTATCGCCTGATGTTCCAATTTTAATAAGTGAAGTATTTGTACTACCAACTTGAAGCGTAGTGCTACTTTGTGTATCAATTGTATCTACTTCTATTTTACTCATTATACTATTACCAACGTTCCTGTTACTGTTATTGTATGGGGGAAAGTTACTGGACCAGCGAGAACCGCTGACTCAATTACGATATCTTTGTTGTTGATAACTTCAGCATGAGTGTAAATTTGTTCTGACCCAGGCTTATTACCGATGTATATCTCGTTGTAATAATCACTCATATTTTAATTCCTTAAACTGGTACTGTACTAATTTTGTCAACAACACTTGTAATAACGTCAGCTGCTGTTCCTTCACTTGCATTACCATTTAGAACATCACCTGGATTAATTACAAATTTTGCTCCACCTTGAACTAATTCTACAGAACTTGCTGGTGGTATACTTAAACCTTTTGCAATGTATCTTAAGTTTGCCGTACCAGTTGGTACTACCCAAACATTAATTGTAATTGCATTAGTTAAAACATTTGCAATTCTAATTCCAATAATTGCATCAGCAAAACCTGCTGCTGCAGTATCACATAAAGCAGTTGTACCTGTTCCTAATTGTCTTGTGAATGATATAAAATTTTGTGCCATAATTGTTTTTTCCTTTTTATACTATAAAGCTATTGCCATTGCTACTGCAAAACCAGGACCAGCAGCTCCAACCGCATCCCCATTTTCATCTAAATAAACTGCCTTACTAGAAGGTAGTGTACAAAAAACATCTAAAGTATTACCAACACCAAAACTAATTTTGTTAGTATTACCAGAAGAATTATCCAAAACAGTATCTCTTGAAAGTGTGTCTGTTGCAGCATCTGTTACTGTTCCAATACCTACTTCAAAAAGATTACTTCCTTGTTCATGGATAGTATAATAAGTTGTACCTGCATTTCCTATTCCATCAACAAAACTAATAAAACCAGTTGGTACAGTTGCATTTAAATCTAAAGTGCCTGTTCCACCAGTTGTACTATTTTGTTTTACTCTGTTGTCTAAAACAATAGCCATCTATAAGTCCTATGGGTTTCCAGTTATACTTAAAATTGCATCACCACCAGTATTAATTGTTGGAAATGCTATTTGAAAACTTCCATTAGTAGAAGACTTTGCTCCATTAAAATCTAAAATTGCTACAATGTATGTTTTTGCTGCATCAGTGTCATATCTATATAAAACACCAAAGCCTGCAGAAATAGTTGCACTTGCCCAAGTTACATCATCCCAATCAACAGTTGTAAAATTTCCTGTTTGACCAACAGTTGCTGTTGATAAAACTCCACCACCTGCTGTGTAATTTGCCGTGCCTACAGTATTATTTACTTCAGTTGCAACAGCTGACCATACAGTTGATCCTGTTCCTGCAAAAGGTGCTGTGTTACCATTGTAAGTATATAGTGCTAATTTATAAGCTCCAGTAACATTGGTTCCTTGTCCAGCTCCACCTGCACCAGGTTGCGCCACAATTGTTGTAAAGTCGTGTTGTGCTTTTAATATTCCTTGTTTAAAAGCGAAAGGTACTACGTTTGCCATTTTTTTATTTTCTCCTTAATTAATTTTGTGTTCCATAAGCCGATGGTGATTTTGATTTAAGTTGTTGACGAAGTTCTCCATCATCGTATTCGTCTCGGCGTCTGTAACCAATTTGTTCAGTTGCATACGTTGTAAGAGCAGTTTGATAAAGCCCTTGGTAATATTGTATCATATCCTGTGGACCTTTCAAGTACCCAAATGTATTTATCAAAGATCCATATAAAAGCAAGTCTTGATATTTATTGGATAAATAAGTTCCGTTTGTAGCTGCTGGTTTACCAGTCGGTAAAGTTGCATTAACTAAACTAATAGGTTCTTTATTATACGCCAAAGTAATAGAATAACGAGTGTCTGGAGTAGGTGCTACTACCCAAAAAGTTTCATCCCAATTACCATAGTATTTAGGTATACCTACTGCTGAAGTTGAAGGAGTAGAGTAGTATTCTGCCATAAAACTAGGATCTCTTTGTTCTAAAAATACTTGGTTTCCATTAGCATCAGTAAGTTGTGCATAATTAATAGATCTTAAATCATCAGGAATAGTTACATATCTATTTCCTGAAACTAAATTAGATGTTGCATAATTTGCATTTTGATCTGTAGGAACTGATCTTATAATTCCATTTTCTGAATTTTTAATAATAGTATTTAAAATTGCATCAGTTAATACACTTGATCCTACTTCTGTATAAGATCTAATATCTGCTTGTAAGTTTGCTAAAGTGTATGCCATATTATAATGCCTCTAATGTTACAGGTCCTGCTGAACAATTACTGAAACCTCCTTTTACACCAGATATTGTTCCATTACTAGCGCTTTGAAAATAAAAATAACTAATAGGATTTGTTAATATATCAGTTGTTGTTGCACCCGATACTGTTCCATCCACTGCGATCTTTCCTAATTGAATTGTAAAACCATTTGCTGAATCAATGTCTGTAACTCCTGATATAACTGGAATTGCTGCAAACGATTGTAAGTTAGGAGTATCTGCTCCTCCTGCTCCTGCTACTATAACTTGTGGTGCTCCTCTTAATCTTACAACACTATTAGCTAGTCTTTGATGATCAAGTGAATAAACATTAACAAAAGTATTACCTCCAGAAATAATAATTTCAAATGGATTAGAATCTAATAAAATTAATTGAGGAGTAGAATCTCTTTGTACTCTAGGATTTTGTAAAGCTTGTGGATCTGAACCAACAGGTGCTGGTTGAAGTTGTGGTTGTTTTGCTTCATACTCTGAATAATGAACTAAAGAACCATTCCATTCTCTAACCATTTCAGTATATGGAAATCTTAATCCTGATCTATCTGAAATTGATAAAGCTTGTTTACCTCTAGCAAAAACTCCCATTATGACATAACTCCATCACCATAAAAAGTTTGTGGTGAAATAAATGTAGATGTACCTTGGTTGTCTGCATCTAATGCTCTTAAAAATTCACTTTCATAAATTCTCTCTAACTCTGGAGTTCTAGCTGGTGAGTATTTCATACTTAAATAATAAGCTAGACCAGACATCATGCATGGATAAAATCTATCTACTACATCTGATGTATTTGTATAAGAACCTGGATTATCTATTTGTGCCATATAATAAAAACAAAACTGATGGCTACTAGGTGTAGTTGTACTTGATGTACTTGCGTTAGGTGTTGCATATAAAAATATGCTAGGACTAATTTTTCTATCTATATAATATTGTGAAGGTGTACCTTGTGTTAATTTATTTGGTGTTGCACTATATTGTGATCTACTAATTTGAGTTAAAGTAGTATCTTGTGGATTAGTAGTTGTAGTATTATTTCTATAAGTTGCTTCTAAAATTTGACTTAAATCATTTGGAAAATTAACAGAATCACTTGCAAAACTATATTCCGCCTGTCCTCTAATTAAAGGTACTTGAGCATATTTTACTTTCCATAAATGAACACCTCTGTTCTCCCATTCTTTAAACATAATATTTAAAGAACGTCTTGCAGATTTTAATTGATAACCTGTTCTAGTTCCTCTTATATTAGTTCTTTCAAAAGCTTCTTCTATAATATCATCTATAGCTGGATTAAATCTATTAGTTCCTGAAGTAGGTGAAGGAGTATAAGCAATGTTACCCATACCAGTATGATTAGAACAATAGTAAAATAAAGTTGGAGCTCCAATAACTTTTACAGGAGCGACAACAATTTGAGTAAATGCTGTTGCAGTTCCTGGAGTTCCAGAAGTTGTTACACCTGTTGTATATTCAACTCCACTAGCTGCTGCACCTCCTGGTGGTGTTCCAAAAGTTCCATTAGATGTGGCTGAAAAACGAAGTGCATGTGTTGCATTACTAGCGGCATCTTGATTAAAGATATAAGTATTGCCTTCCTGAAGTTCTAATGCTGGGCTAACAGTTCCATTAATAAAAAATTTATTAGCATTAGCACTAAAAGCATTAGTACCAGTTGCAACAGTAACTGTGTAAGTAATAGTTGCCATTTAATTTCCTAACTGCCTGTTGGATTTGGACCGTCGTAATAAACTGTTATTGCGTCTACTACACGAGTAGATTGAAGATTAATATATGCTCCGGCTTTAAACAATAAACCATTGTCTGGAATATAAGGTT